AAAAAGGGGGGAGAGCTGTGTTTTAGGTGTTTAAATAAAGTTTTTAAACAAAAAAAAAAACCCCGCCTTAAGGGCGGTTTTTTATGGTGAATAGCTAATTGTGATTATCTGGCATCTATTATTACAAGTTTAGATATATCGCCATCTTTAATAATGGCTTTTCCAGTAACTTTTAGGATTTCATTTGATACAAATGTCTTGTAGTAAACATTGTCAGGCGTATTAATTAGCGGATCTGAAATGCTTGCGCTTATACGCTTATCTGAGCCATTTACGGAAACCTTACATGTTGCTTTTTGTTTATCTAATTCTGATATAACAATATCAAATTCCTGAACTCCAGTTACCTCTCCATCTTGTAATTTAGAAATTGCCTCCTTGTCCTCTTCATCGATCACGCCTAAAGGAACGCTATTACCTTTTTCAAAGATAGATATCGTTCTACAGCTTTGTCCGATAGGGTAAACAGCCTGCCTTGCTGCTGGTCGCAATTCTTCTGCCATTTTTTCGATAGTGGAAGCAAGCCTATCAATAACTTCCTGATCTCTATTTCCAAGCTTCTCTATCGCCTTATCAAGTGCCTCTTTAAGTAGCTTCATTTCTTCCGTTTTATTCTTATTTCTTGAGAAAATCCAAGACAAAATCGAGCCTAACGCAACTCCGGCAGAACCGGAAAATATTTGATTTTGACTAGCCCAGTCTATAACCATATCAACGGAAAAGCAATTAGCTCTTACTTCTTGAGCATAAGTTTTGACAACATGAACAGAGAAGTTTTTGCTATATTCCTGTGTCGCTGAAAAATGCCCAACGGTTGAAAGAATACGAGCAAATCCTTGTAATGACTCACCCAAAGAATACAAATCTATTTGATGTGAAGTTGCATCTAAACCATCAAATCTTAGTGTTAATCGTGCTATTTCTGAGGACATTCTTACGCCCCTTTAGTTTTAATAAGAAAATAAAATTTTCCCATGATGACTTATAGATTTACTGCCTCAATGTGAATAGTGCGGATAAATCTGCCAATGAATTGAGCGTTTTTACACACGTCATCGCTTATCTGTTCAGGTGGGTATATTTCATTGTCAGAAATCATACGATAGCCGCCACCGATCATCTTTTGAATACGTTTAATAAATAACGCACCGTCAATCGCAAAAGCGTATATACCATCGCCACTATAAGCATTTACTTTGGTATCAAGGAACACAATGTCGCCTTTTCTTATGGTTGGCTCCATACTGTCAGTTGGTACATTCACGAGACAAATACCATCTGATGACTTTTTACCTACCAACTGCGCCATTCCCTCGTCTGTTAAGTATAGGCTTGAAATAATCTCTGGATAGTCTGAATTCTCAAATCCTGTTAATCCTGCTGCTGCTCTCACATCGTAATAATCTATTCTATGTTTATGTAAAACACCGAATTCACCACTGATTAGATCGCCTTGTAGCTCTGATTGGATTGAATTTGGTTCTGCCACAATAGCATCTTCAAAATCCCCTCCATCTCTAAGCCACTTGTAATCAACACCAAGTAACTCGGCAATTTCCGTGAGGTTGCGTGGTTTTAACACCTTGTCATTAATAATATTTCCAATAGCCATTGTTGATGTGGCTAATTTTTCAGCCATAAGCTGTCTTGAAATTCCTTTTAAATCCATAACGTAGGCAATTCGTTTGCCTAGTGTATCTAGTGTGTTCATAAGTTCACCTCGATGTAGATTGTAAAAGTTTTCTTTATAAAGACAAGAAAATAAAACTTTACATTTAATAAAGTTTCGTTTATGATATACATAAAGTTAAATAAAGCAAGGTTTATTATGAACAAAGGAATTTTAAAAGCGATTAATAAATGCAATGGCCAAAAAGAGCTGGCTAAAAAGTGCGGCGTTACGCAAATGGCTGTTTCTTATTGGTTAAATAATAAAACTCAACCGTCAGCAGAGAAATTAGCTCTTATCGTTATTGCGTCAGATTTTACTGTTAAACCGTGGGAAATTATTCCAAGCAAAGCAATCAAACAGGTATTTACCAGAAATTAGGCGACAAAAAAAAGCCCCTGCTGTAACAGAGGCTTTGATTAAGTCGTATGTAATAACCTTTATCAGTCGGAGGACATCAAAAGATGAGTAAATTATCACCTAAATTTAATGAAAACGCAAATGAAAGTTCAAGCAAAACTCAAAAAGCGTTAATCCTTAAAGCCTTACAACAAGGCGACCGCTTAACTCACTTAGATGCGGAAAAACGTTTTAATTGCTTACGTCTTGGAGCAAGAATTTATGACCTAAAACAACAGGGTCACAAAATTGAAAAGCAAATGATAGTGGTGCCAAGTGGTAAATGCGTAGCTGAATATAGATTGGTGGCTTGATATGAACGAAATGAGCGAATTTGTGAGCGGACTGATTGAACAGGAAAAATGGAAAGCTTACGAGAATATCAAAGCAAGATTGAAAGCATTGGATTTAGACGAAGAAGAGTACATAACGGCATTAAGATTGGTGATTGAGGGGTTAGAGCTATGAGATTTAACACACACATAAATAACCAAAAAGCCATTGAATGGGGCTTAAATGCTAATCAAGCAGCATTGTTTGATTTGCTTAACCAATCTTCTTCTTGGGCCAAAGATGTAACCATTGACGGTCAAGTATTCTACTGGGTTTCAAGAAATCGAGTTATTGAAGAATTGCCTTTGTTTTATTCAAAAACTGACACGGTTTACCGTCACTTTGTTGAGTTAGCCAAAAAAGAATTAATTTCATACCAAAAACAAGGTGAAAAAGACTTAATTAAGCTAACCGAGAAAGGCAAAACTTGGAATGAATTTACAAAATCTAACTCGGAAATAGATCCGAATTTACTCGGAAATAAATCCGACACTCGGAAACAAATCCGAATTAGCTCGGAAATAGATCCGACAAATAATAATACTAATAATAATATTAATAATACCCCCTTTATCCCCCAAGGGGAAAATTTGCCAAAAGGCAAATCCGAAGAAAAAAAATCAAATCGTTCTGACAAAAAAATAAACTTTGAAAAAATCGCAGAACTTTGGAACGCAGAAAATGAAAACAACGACAGCCAATTGCCTTTTGTTGAAAAAGTAAACGATGAACGCAAAAGAGCAATTAAAAAATTCTTAGCGGAATTGAGAGAGCCAACACTTGAGTGTGTTGAGAAATATTTCAAAGCGTTCTTTGCCGCACTCAAACCGCATCATCTTGGTGAAAACGATAGAGGCTGGCGAGCAAACTTCGATTTTGCGATTAAACCAAAACAAGTATTAAGAGTTAGAGAGGGGGCATTGTAATGAGTTCCGAAGTTTTAAAAGTTATCCCATACGATTTAAGTGCAGAGCAAATGGTTCTCGGTGCGTTAATGTTAAGCGGCGTTAATGCGAAAACAGATGCAATCTTCTCAATGTTGAAACCAGAAAGCTTTTACACATTGGCACATCAACACATTTACGCAGAAATGAGAAGTCTTGCTCAAGCAAGCAAACCAATCGACATTTTAACGCTTGAACACGCTTTGAAATCAAAAGGCATTAGCGATGAAGTTGGTGGATTAGCTTACTTGGCAGAATTATCAAGCAATACCGCAAGCGCTGGTAACGTTAAAGCGTACGCTGAGATTGTTCGTTCTGAGGCTGTTAAACGCTTTACTCTTGGAAAATTACAAGATTGCGAAAGCTTAATCTTTGAGAAAAACGGTTTGCCGGTTGAAGAACGTTTAGAGGCTATCAGCCGATTAATGTCAGAAATCGCAGATTATTCCCGTGATGGTAAATCTCAAGGATTAAGACGAGGCCGAGATGTTGGTATGGATTGGGTAGGGGATTACCGCCTAAGAATGGAAAACCCAGATGCTGTTCGTGGTTTATCCACTGGACTTCTCGCACTTGATGGCTTGCTTGGCCCGAAAGGGTTGGTAAAACAATCATTAATCGCAGTTGGCGCACGACCTAAATGCGGCAAAACAGCGTTCTACGCAATGATGGCCGAAAACTGCATTTTAAATGAGAAAAAACCAGTATTGCTATTTAGCCTTGAAATGTCTGGCAAAGCAATCTTTGAACGAATGATCAGTAAACGTGCGAACGTAAACAGCAATGCGTTCTACGAAACACAAAACAATCCAGATGACTTTTATAACAAATATCACATTCACCCAGAAACATTTAATTCTAGAGTGTTAAGTGCGACTGAAGAATTAGTCCAAAATGACCTGTTATACATTGACGACACTCCAGCAGTATCAATGGCCCATATCAGAAACGAGTGCAGAAGAATTAAACGTGAACTTGGAACTATCGGCTTAATCGGTGTGGATTATTTAACTTTGATGAAAGCTGAAAAGGCAGAGCGTAACGATTTAGCTTACGGGCAAATCACGAAAGAATTAAAAAACCTCGCACGTGAAATGGATTGCGTTGTATTACTTTTAACTCAATTAAATCGTGGATTAGAAAATCGAACAGATAAACGACCACTACCAAGCGATAGCCGAGATACAGGACAGATTGAGCAAGAGTGCGATTATTGGTTCGGTTTACATAAAGAGAGTGTTTACAACGAACAGGCCGACCAATCATTAACAGAAATCCTTGTTAGATTAAATCGTCACGGTGGCACCGGTAAAGTTTATGTAGATCAGAAATTCGGTTCAATGTTCGAGTGTGACCAAATTGATGCAGAACGTAGATCTCAAATTGGCAAGAAAGAGCCAAGACAGCAGAGCTATAAAAAACACGACAAGGACGATTTTTAAGCGAGGCCGAAATGGAATTTGATTTTAAACCAATGTTTCTAGTCAATGAGGCAGTCCGCAGAAATGCAATGGAGTTAATCAGAAATTTACCAATCAACGAATTAAATCCGCTTGTTGTTGAAATCAAGGTTAAAACACGCTCAATGGAGCAGAACAATAAATTTCACGGAATGTTAGGTGATATTTCAAAGCAGGCAACTTGGCAAGGCGACAAGTACGATATTTACGGATGGAAAAACCTAATCGTAAGCGGCCATACAATCGCAACAAAACAACCATACAAGCTAGTTACTGGCATTGAGGGCGAATTGGTAAACGTTCGAGAAAGAACATCAAAAATGGGCGTTAAGAGAATGGCAAGCTTGATCGAATACACAACCGCTTGGGGTGTAGAGAACGGGGTTAAGTTTAACGACAAATGGGAGTTTTAAGCTATGAGAACGTTAATTTTTATTTTAATCATCATCGGGTGCTTTGCTATTGGATATTTATCAAATGGCACGCTTGGGGTTTTATCTTTGCTCTTGAGCTTTTCATCTTTTGTCATGGGTGTTGTTATTTGTGCTGATTTTTCATCGGAAAAGGCTTTAAGTAGCGAGCTTTTAAAATTTAAAAAGAAATACTACGAACTTAAATACGTTAAGGATAAAGTCGAATGAAAGAAGAAATAGCCTTAGCAGCAGTTCTCTTTGTGGTTGTATTTGTGATTATTTGTTTTATATGCGGAGCCGATGATGAATAACAAGGAATTATGGATTTTAATCGCTAGTTACACTTGCTTATGCCTAGTAGTAATCCTAATCACTGGTAAATGGTGGTAGATATGAGTAAACCTAAAGAAACTAAATGCAAAGTATGCGGTTGTTACTTTGTAAAAACTATCAGCTCAATGCAGAAAGTCTGCTCACCTAAATGTGCGATAGCGTTATCAAAAGAGCAGGCAAGAAAGAAACGAGAGAAACAAGATAAACAAGAGCGGTTAGAAACCAAGAAAAGAATGACCGCACTTAAACAAAAAATTAAAAGCCGCTCCGAGTGGTTAGATGATTTACAAAGCTGGGTGAATAAATTCATTCGCTTGAGAGATAAAGACGAGCCTTGTATATCTTGCGGTCGTTATCATCAAGGGCAATACCACGCAGGACACTATCGAAGTCGTGGAGCTTGTCCAGAGTTAAGATTTAACGAGGATAACATACACAAACAATGTGCGCCTTGTAACGACTGGAAGAGCGGAAACGCCATAGAGTACAGAATAAATCTAGTTAAAAAGATTGGTATTGAACGAGTGGAATATTTAGAACGACAAGACCATCCGCCATTAAAACTGACAATCGAAGAAATCAAAGAGCAAATTAAAATCTACAAGGCAAAAGTTAAGGAGCTTGAGAATGACTTATAGCGTTGAGCGTATCTTAGAGAAATGGGGAAACTGTTGGGGGCGTGACAGAATTGGCACAGAATATCCAAGCACTACAATTTCAATCCCTGTACTGCCAACTGCGAGAAAGGCTTACGTCAAGTTCTTGACAGATGATGAGTGTTTAAAAATCGAAAAGCAAATAATGAACCTACACGATGATGACTTATTGCAATATCAAATTCTAATGGCTCTATATATTCAACAAGCAAGCGAAAGAGAGATTTGTAACGCTCTTAATATCTCACCAGCCAAGATGTATCGGGAGCGTGCGCAAGGTATTAGATTTTTAAAAGGCGCTTTTGTTGCAGCTCAAATTAAATTTATGTTTTTAGGATAAATTAAATCTATATAGATTTTTTTATTTGAGAATTTGATAGGGCATCCTGAATTTGAGATGTAGATCACAAAGTTGAAATAAATTTGGCTGAAAATCTACATAAACAATTTTTGTTTCGTAGAATAGGCATTATCTTGTTAATCTTCCATTAGAAGAGAATCCACATGATTATTTACCCCAAATATCCGAATGATATTTATGAGTTGGAAAAGATCCAAAATCTTTTAGATAAAATTCCACTTTATGAGAATAAACTTCAATATTTAATCCATCTTATTGATCAGTTAATATCAAAAGTTGATAGAGACATGATTAACCCTTATCTATACCCAAAAGATATTGGTGATATAATAACAAAATCATTCTTTGTTGATATAGAAAATAAACCTCATTATAAGTCTGCTATTGATGTTTTCATTGACATAAGAAAATATGGAGTAGTGAAAAATAGGAATATTTCTTGTGAGATATGTGGAGAAAACAGAACTATTGATAAATGCCACATAGTACCAAGACGGCTAAAAGGGGCGGATCATGACAAGAATTATTTGTACCTTTGCCCAACTCACCATAGGTTATTTGATAGATTTATGTTATCAAAAGATGAATGGTGTAGAATTGATTGGTCTGACAAGTTCGAAATTTCACAGAAATATGCCCTTCTTACAATATACGAACTTCATTGTAGATTCTGGAATAACTGTAGCGAGCATACTAGACTTGAAGTCCCTGAAGATATCACTGAGGAATTTACTTTGTATCTTCTTGATATTGTATCTGAGTGTTTGCCGTTGGGAGTTGGCGTGTATGAAAAAAATTTTTTTTCATTACTAGAAGATGACTCCATCCCATTAATGAAGATTTTTATTAAGGTTTTAATAAAAAATAAAGTAATTTTTAAATTTAAAAATGGGAAGAAAAATATTCTTCTTCTACAAGAAGATCCTAAATTATTATTCCAACGCAACCCTAATTTTTTTTATATATAAAAGTATACAAAGAGATTGACAAATTATCACTTGGAAAGTAATACCCCATACAAGCAGATAAAACAACGTTGCGAGATGTAGAAAACATCATTTAAAAAGACCGCACTTTGGAAACATGGTACGTTTTTTTAAAAAAAGATAAAAAAACACTTGATTACTTGCAAGTAAAATTGTAGTATATAGTATAAGTTGCGGTTTTAGCGCATAGCGAACGCAAAATAAGTTTAGAAACAACCCTGATCGGAAACGGTCGGGGTTTTTTATTATCCAAACACCAAGCTCATGTTTATCGCATGAGCTTTTTTATTGCCCCGCAAACAAACAGCGAGGTGGAGTATGAGAATGTTAAAAGACGCGGGAAATCAAAGTATTTTTTGGTCTGGCTTTGGCGCATTCTGGGCAATGTATTCATTCCAAGAGTGGCTGGCTATTTTTGGTTTGATTATTGGTTTAATCAGTGGTCTCGTTAATATGTACGCTAAATGCCAAGAGGGCAAAGTAAGAGAGAACGAAGAGCGCAGAGCGGAAGAAATGCATCGGGCGAGAATGAAACTATTAGAACAGGGGCTTGATGATGGTGTTAGGGAAGACTAGAAAAGCGCTTGGTGCTTGTTCCGTTATTGCGGTTATCGGAATTATGTATTCTCAATTTGGCGGAGAGTTAAGATTAAGCCCTGCTGGAGCAGAGATAATCGGTAATGCAGAGGGTTGTATGGCTACCCCATATAAATGCCCTGCCGATGTATTGACTGTTGGTATTGGCTCAACAGAATACTCTGGACAAAAGATAGAGCCTAACAAGAAATACACAAATGAAGAAATCGCATACCGATGGAAAAACGATATTAAACTTGCCGAATCGTGCGTTGATAGATACGCCAATGGCAGAACACTACCACAATCTGTGTTTGATGCTATGGTATCTGTTACGTTTAATAATGGATGCGGTAATCTTAAAAATTCAACGATGTTTCGATTAGTGCGAAACGGTAATTATGTTGCTGGGTGTAATCAACTTTTACGCTGGGTCTATGCTGACGGACGAAAACTGCAAGGCTTGGTTAAGCGTAGAGAAAAGGAAAGAGCATTATGTTTAGCAGATTTAAAATCTACGCAATAGCAATCATCGCATTAACCATTTTGGGCTTGTGCGGTTGGATTTGGCACCAATCAAAGAATATACATGAACTAAGAGCCGAAAACCAAGTGCAAGCCCAAACCATTAAAAGCCAAGAGCAAGTAAACCAATCGCTAAAAGATACGATTGAAGTAGAACGCCAGGCGGTAGAGCAACAGAGAGTAATCCATGATGAAATCAAACAAGCAGCACAAGACAAAATTCAAGTTGTCAGAAAGATTATTAAATCACAGCCTTGTTATAACACTCGCATCTATGACGATGCTATTGAGCGGTTGCACTAACAAGGTAACAACCAAGACGGAATACATTTATCCGCCTCAGGCTTTCTTAGTGCCTTGTGTGAAAACTCCATTTATGGGTAACACATACGGGGAAGCGGTAGAGCATTTAATCACTGTGATAGCTGAGCGAGATATGTGTGCTAGTCAAATAACAAATATTAACAAGTGGATTGAATCTACAAGGGATAAGAAATGAAAATCGGTGATATTGTAAAACTCCGTAACGGAACATTGTGTGATGTAGTTTATGAAACGCAATTCGGTAAATGGTTATTGGTCGAAAAGACTGAAACAGAAGAGCCGCCATTTAGTCACTAGCATAATGCCAACGGTACATTCTACGCAGACGATGAAAGTCAGTTAGATGTAGTAGAAGTGATTAATCTCAATTAAATAAACCTATTAAAAGGATTTCCCTATGTCAGACGTGAAAGAGAAATCCACGTCTAAAGGCGTGGTGAAATTAACTGATAAGCAAAAGCGGTTTATTGAGGAATACCTAATAGACCTTAACGCAACTCAAGCGGCAATTAGAGCTGGTTATAGCGAGAGAACAGCGTATTCAATAGGTGAAGAAAACCTGAAGAAACCTGAAATAAAGCGTGCCATTGACGAGGCTCAATCAAATCGCTCAAGCAGGGTGCAGATAACTCAAGATGATGTTATTCGTATGTTGATTGAAAACATTGAGAAGTCATCCGGCACAAAGCAGGTAGTTATCACTCAAACACGAAAATCAGAAGATGGTGAGTTCGTTGGTGATGATGTTGCTCAATTTGTCTATGAGCCATCTAGTGTAAATAAAGCCCTTGAGCTTTTAGGTAAGCACTTAGGGATGTTTAAAGATAAATTAGACGTAACCACTGGCGATAAACCACTTCCGACAGTAATCAATGTGACGTTTAGCGATGAGCCTTGATATTAAATTTCCGACAAAGTTCCGAGCATTATTTGAAGATATGTGGCGCTTTATCATCTTCTATGGTGGTCGTGGTTCAGGCAAGAGCTTTAATATAGCGAGAGCGTTGATTATTAGAGCTTACCATAATCCAACACGAGTGCTTTGTTGCCGTGAAATTCAGAAATCCATATCTGATTCCGTTATTCAGATGTTGATTGATCAGATAGAGAGATTGGAGCTTCAAAACTTCTTTGAGGTGCAGAAAACTCAAATTATCGGTCAAAATGGTTCAAGATTTACATTCGCAGGACTTAAAACAAATATCACATCAATCAAATCAATGACAGGTATTGATGTTGTTTGGGTTGAAGAGGGTGAGAACGTATCGAAAGAAAGTTGGGATGTATTAATTCCGACTATTCGAGAAGATAAATCACAAATTATTGTGAGCTTTAACCCTAAAAACATTTTAGACGACACTTATCAGCGATTTGTAATCAACCCGCCAGAAAGATGCTCTTCTGTGTTGGTTAATTGGCAAGATAATCCGTATTTTCCAAAAGAATTGATGGAAGATATGGAGCAAATGCGAGAACGTGACTACGAGCTTTACAGGCACGTTTACGAGGGTGAGCCAGTAGCTGATTCAGATATGGCAATTATTAAGCCTTTATGGATTGATGCGGCAGTAGATGCCCATATTAAACTAGGCTTTACTGGTAAAGGATTGAAAAAGGTTGGTTTTGACGTAGCAGATGAGGGCGTGGATAGTAACGCAAATGCGTTTGTACACGGTTCAGTCGTTCTTGATGTTGATGTTTGGAAAAATGGCGATGTCATTGATTCAGCCAATCGAACAAATCAAAGTGCGGTTAATTTTGGTGCGGATTTGATTATCTTCGATAGTATCGGGGTTGGTGCCGGTGTAAAGGCTCACTTCAAACGATTACCTAAAACCATTCAAGTTGAAGGTTTTAATGCTGGTGGAGCTGTAGCTTATCCAGAACGTGAATATATCAAAGGTAAGAAAAACCAAGATATGTTCTCGAATATCAAAGCTCAATCGTGGTGGTCGTTGCGTGATAGATTTTATAAAACATATCGAGCAATCAAACACGGTGATGTTTATCCTGATGACGAATTGATAAGCCTATCAAGCGGCATTAAAGAGCTTGAATATCTTAAGGCTGAATTATCTCGCCCTAGAGTTGATTACGACAACAACGGACGGGTTAAAGTCGAAAGTAAAAAGGATATGCGAAAACGTGGTATACCGTCACCAAACATGGCTGATGCGTTAGTAATGTGTTACGCACCAACAAAACCAAAATCATTATTGGATTTATAAATATGAAATTTTTTGACGGAATAGCATCGTTAGCGTTAAAGCTTGGATTAAAGCAAGAGCAGACTAATTATGTCGCTAGCTCAATGCTAACTGAGAAGCGTGACGAATTAGAAGCCTTGTGGCGTGAGAACTGGATTGCAAATAAAATCTGTATCAAACGTCCAGAAGATATGACGAGAGCGTGGCGTGATGTATTCTCTAATGACCTTGATTCAGAACAATTAGATGCTTTCACTAAATACGAACGAAGAATTAAACTTCGTGAAACGCTAACTAAGGCGTTGCAGTGGTCAAGTCTTTATGGTTCGGTTGGTTTATTAATTGTCACCGATGCAACAAATTTAAACACGCCATTAAGACCGACTGAAAAGCTAAAACGATTGATTATATTGCCTAAGTGGAAAATTGGCACAACAGGCGAAAGAGAAGCGAATATAACAGATGCTAATTTCGGTAAATATAAAGCCTATTCAATCAGTGGCGATGATAAGCCTCTAATTGTTCATCATTCAAGATTACTGATTATGAACGCTAACGATGCTCCGTTATCTGATAACGGTATTTGGGGCATCTCTGACTTAGAGAAGATTATTGATGCGCTAAAACGCTTTGATATTGCTTCCGCTAACGTTGGCGACCTTATTTTTGAAAGCAAGATTGATATTTTCAAGATTGATGGATTAACCGACAAGATTGCAAGTGGTTTTGAAAATGAAGTTGCAAATATCATCGGTGCGGTACAGGCGATTAAATCATCGACTAATAGCCTATTACTGGATAAAGAAAACGAGTACGACCGCAAAGAACTCTCGTTTGGTGGATTGAAAGACCTTATCACCGAGTTTCGTAATGCGGTAGCTGGTGCAGCAGATATGCCAGTTACAATCTTATTCGGTCAATCTGTTTCTGGTTTAGCGAGTGGCGATGAAGATATTCAAAACTATCACGAATCAATTCACCGCTTGCAAGAGGCGAGATTAAGACCTGTTTTAGAGGTTATTGATAGCTTAATTTGTAGTGAATTGTTTGGTAAACAGCCTGATGATTGGTGGTTTGAATTCTTGCCTTTAACCGTTGTTAAGCAAGAGCAACAAATCAATATGCTTAACACATTCGCAACGGCAACCAATACGCTAATTCAGAATGGTATCGTAACAGAACAGCAAGTAGCTAACGAATTACGAGAAAGCGGTTTATTTGCCAATATCTCAGCCGATGACATTGAGGACATGAATAATGCTGATGAACTTGCCAGAGATTTTAAAGAACCAAAAGACGAAAGCGAAGAAGTTCAAAACGCTGAAAGTGAGCAAGAGAACGGAGCTATGGTATAGAACCGAACTTAAGCGACAAGTCAAAGAAATGACTGATACTATTGAAAGAGCCTTAGAGAAACCTAATGGCTCTTTTTTTATGGATGATTTCAGCGGATTTCTTGCTGTTGGCGTTAAAACTCTACTTAAAGTATTGGAACGCTTTGAGAATAAAGATCATTCGGCAGATGATGAAAAAATCGCACATGGCTTTATTAATCGAGGGAATATCCAAAACCAACAAGAAGTATCAAAGAACTTAAAAAATCAGACTGGGATTGATTTGAGTGCATATTTAGGCAACAGCCCACGCATAGCCGAAAAAGTTAATGCGATGACAACTGCCAATGTTCAATTAATCAAGTCTATTCGCTCCCAATACCTTGATAAAGTGCAAAATGCAGTCACGCAAGCAGTAGTGAATGGAACGCTAAATAAAGACTTGGTGCAACAGATTAAAGACATCGGGAAAACAACAGAAAAGAGAGCAATATTTATTGCTCGAGACCAGTCTTCAAAACTTAATGCAGCATTAACGCAAGCAAGGCATGAAGATGTTGGGATTACAAAATACACTTGGAGCACATCGGGCGATGAGCGAGTGCGTGAAAGCCACGCAGAAAAAGACGGTCAAGTCTTTGAATACGCTAATCCGCCAGCAGATACAGGACACCCTGGACATGATTTTAACTGCAGATGCGTTCAAATTCCGTATCTTGGCGATGTGCTTAAATCAAAATAATTTGAATGAGGTGTAAATGCAATTTACAGACAAAACAGCGCAAGCAAAAACACAGCGGATTATCACTAAAGACGGCTTTTTAGTCGTTCCTGCGACAATTTCTAAAGTCGGTGTTTTTGACTATCTAGAATCAGAGCTTGGATTAAAAGGCGATGGCGTGAAGAAAGTGGCGAGAACAGAGAAATCGCTATTTTCTGACGAAACCATTAAGAGCTTTGAAAACGCAACACTAACAATCGGACACCCAGAACAAAGCGTAAATGCTAAGAACTGGAAAGAGTTATCTGTTGGCGTTGTGAGAAATGTTAAGCGAGTAGGCGATGAGCTAACTGCTGAAGCTTGGATTTATGACGAACAGGCCATTAAAACCGTACAAGAACACGGTGTAGAGCAATTATCTTGTGGCTATGACTGTAACATTATCCAGTCAAGCGTTAAAGATGCAGATTTTGAGATGTCTCCGATGATCGGAAACCACGTAGCGATTGTGGCAAAGGGTCGCTGCGGTGGAACTGTAAAACTTGCCGATGAGGAAAAGACCGTTATGGGAAAAACCGCTAAATTCCTCGATGCGTTTTTAGGTGCATTCGGCATCAAATTGTCCGATGAACAGAAAAAACAAATCGAAGAAGATGAAGAAACTGGCAAAGATGGTGAGAAAGCTCCAAAAGCTGAAAAACCAACCGAGCCAAAAGAAAAACAATCTGAACCCGAAGATAAAAAGGAAGAAGAAGTGAACAAAGAAGAGTTTGAAAAACAACTTAAAGCCAAAGATGAGGAAATTCAAGCATTGAAAGATGCACAGGCAAAACGTGATGCAGAATTAGCACAAGCGGCAATGTTAGCTGATGCGCAATCTGTATTCAAAGACGTGAAATTCGCAGATAAAGCAAGCGTTCGTGAAATCCAAGAGAGCGTGATTGTTGCTCAAGGTATCTTCACAAAAGATGCTGCGGCTAAATTATCAGATGCTGAAATTTCTGGTGCGTATCAAGTAGCTAAAGCGGTTACTGCTAAATTGGCTGATGAACGTAAATCTTTAGGTAATATCTTATTAGGCGATGCGAAAACTGAAACCGCACCTAAATTAGACTTCAACAAAACTTACAATCAATAGGGGTAATGAATAATGGGTTACGCTTACGAACAAGCTCCAGCAAAAGCTGGTGAATTAGGCAAAGGCAACTTTGCGAGTGCGAAAACAAGTGCGGAAAAAGTTACCGGTAAAGTAAAAGCTGGTGATTTTGTAGCATTAAATCCTGAGGGTGGTGTAAAAGCGTTAGCAGCTAAAACTGATGTGTTAGCCGGCGTGGTATTTGCAAGCACTATCCATGATGAATGGAATGATGGCGAGCTTTGCGATGTAATGCATATTGCAGCAGGCGATGCGGTATGGGTAAACGTTGCAACTGGTAAAACTGTTACACGTGGCAAAAAAGTCTATGTATTAGCCGCAGGTGGTGACGGTAAAACTGGTGCAATTCAAGGTGAGACCGATGCAAACGGAATCGAAACACCATACACTGTAATTGATGTTAAAGGTCAATTAGCGTTGATTTCTAAATTATAAGGGGCTAAATAGATGTCTTTATTAACTTATGTACAAAACGGTTTAACTGCGGTAAGCAAAGAAATCGCAGAAACTAAATATCCAGAAATCGTATTCCCACAATTCGTTTTCGTTGATCAACAAACAGCTGTGGGCATTACTGAAAAACTACACTACGGTGCAGATGAACACGGTTCTTTAGATGATGGCTTAATCACCACTGGCACTAGCACTTTAGACCAAGTGGAAGTTGGTTTCACACCTAAACGCTCTTACATTGTGCCATGGGCTAAATCTGTTACATGGACTAAACCAGAGTTAGAGCAAGGTCAATTATTAGGTTTAAAACTCGATACAGCGAAAATCATGGCGTTAAACAAAAACGCACAACAAACTTTACAAAAAGTTGCGTTCTTAGGCCACGCCAAAGATGGTCGCTTAACTGGTTTATTAAACTCAAAAGATGTTGCAGTTCACACCTTAAAAGGTGCAGCAAAAAATACCAAAGTTCAAGAAATGGACTTCGACAAAGCAGTGGCATTCTTCAAAGAAATGTTCTTAGCTGGTTTAGAGCGTACAAAACGCATCGAAGCACCAAACACATTCGCTATTGATGCGTTAGATTTAGCTCATCTTGCTTTAACTCAACGAGCCAACACTGATACAACTGCGTTAGAGTTCTTAACTAAGAGCTTATCTGCTGCGGCTGGTCGTGAAGTGGCTATCAAAGCGTTACCGTCTAACTTCGGTTCACGAGTAACAGATGGCAAAACACGTGCGATTGTTTATGTAAACAGCAAAGAACACGTAATCTTTGATGTGCCGATGACTCCAACTGTGTTAGAGGCTCAACCTAAAGGGTTGTTAGCTTACGAGTCAGGCTTACGCATGGCATTCGGTGGCGTAACCTTTATCGAGCCAGAATCTGCTCTTTATGTAGATTACTAGGAGGAATAAATGCCAACAATAGACGATTTTCGTGAACGTTATCCAGAATTTAAAGAGGTCGATGGTTTCCGCATTGACCTTTTTTTATTGGATGCACAGCAAGAAATCAGCCAAGCACGATGGGGGCGACTTTTCGAGCGTGGAGTGTTGGCATTAGCTGCTCATTTGCTCCGTCTTTCTCTTTGGGCAACAGAGGGGAACGGTGGGGCAAATCGCAATGTAGCGAGCGAGTCGGCAGGGGAGCTTTCTGTCGGCTATGCTACACCGACAATCACTGGTACAGATGCAGATTATCAATTAACTGCATACGGTCAAGAGTACTTACGATTGCGTAAGCTCGTTGGGATAGGTGTGATGGTGGCTTAATGACTGTTCAAGTTACAGGTAATCTTGCGAAATTTAAACAGCTTATCGAGCAAATAAAAGCAAGTGGCGAAAAGGCTGTGTATGTTGGCTTTCCCGCTGAGTTTAATGAGAAAGTAGAGGGTTCAGATAATTTTAATCTAGCCTCTTTAGCTGCGGTGTTGGAGTTCGGGAATGAACGGATTCCATCTCGCCCGTTTCTTCGTCAGACACTGGCGGAAAATCAAGAGAAGTACACAGCGTTATTTGTGAAACTGTTTGAAAGTAGTGTTTCAATAGACCAAATCTATGAACAAATCGCTTTAATTGCTCAAGGTGATGTGCAGCAGAATATTGTTAATGGAAAATGGACTGCAAACGCACCAAGCACAATTAAACGCAAGAAATCAAGCAAGCCGCTTATTGACACAGGCAAGCTGCGGCAATCTGTAAAAGGTATCGTCAAATGAGCTTAATTAATCAATTCCCTCGCTTTTCAAATAGTAAATTTAGCCAGAAAGTAGTCGTAAAACATCTACAAGGCGAACATTCAGCTATTGACTATAAAGCGAAGTATATTGAAGAGAAAATCACTGCAATAGTGATGCCAACATCGCCTAACGATGTTCAATTCTTGCCTGAGGGTGAGCGGTTTCTGCCAAGTATTAAAATCTACACTGTTAAGCCTTTGAAGATAGGTGATTTAGTAGATTATCTTGGTGAAACTTACAAAATCAAAACAGTGGGTAATTGGAAAGACTATGGATACTACAACAATATCGGCATTCGACATAGCCAAACTGCGAAAGTGGATTCAAGAGGCTTTGAAGTTACCTAAAGAGGCTGTAATCGGTGGCTGGTTGCCAGAAAATCCCCTGCCTGCATTTATTACGATGGATGTATTAAATACCAATGAAATAGGGCAGGCGACACGAGAATTTGACGGTAAGCGAGAGCGTATTAGACAGTCAATGCAAAGCACTGTTAGCGTTTCTTGTTTCGGTAAAAATTCACTCGCTCAAAGCTACAAATTAAAAGCTATTTTCCAAAGTTCAGCGTTTCTTTCCTTTCTTAAATCAAACCATTGGGGCGTTATCCGCTTTTCAGATGTTCGCAACCTAACCGCAACGGTTGGGGCAGACTATGAAGAGCGTGGACAGTTTGATGTGATATTTAGTCACCATCATATTGTAGATACTCCGTTAGATCCGATTGAGAGAGTTGAGCAACGGACGAATAACAAATCACAAGATATAGGAGCATAAGCCAAATGGCATTATCAATCTCTAATATTGTAAACGTGCAATTAAACACAGTTCCGAAGTCTGCTGCTCGCAAATCTTTCGGTACAGTTGCACTTTTCACACCGGAGGCAGGTCAAGCATTTAATGATGCGACTACACGTTATGTGTATGTTGAAAGTCAAAAAGATGTTGAGGCTCTCTTTGGTACAAATTCAGAAACAGCAAAAGCGGCTCAACCGTTCTTTGCTCAAAGTCCACGTGCGAAACAATTAATCATTGCACGCTGGCAAAAAGAACAAGCAACCATTGCAGCAACTAAAAACGCTTTACGTGGTGCGACATTATCAGATGATTTAGAAACCTTTAAATCAATCACTAACGGCCGCTTCGCTATTACAGTTGGTTCAAATGTTAAGGTTGTAGATGGTTTGGACTTTTCTCGCTCTGCTGACTTTAATGCGGTGGCGACCAAAATTAAAGAAAAATTAACCACATTACAAGTTGCTGCTGATGTGACTTATGACGAAACAGGCAATCGCTTTATTATCTCCGCCAGTACAGCAGGTGAAAACGCTGAAACATTAATCTATTACGCAACAAAAAATGATGGAGCGGGTGATTATGTTGGCTGGCTATTAAAGCTCGAAGATGGTCAAGCGACACGAGTCATTGGTAAAAACCAAGTTCAAGTTAAAGCCGAGAAAGTAGAAGAGGCATTATTCAATGTTTCAGAAGTAGAAAATAGCTGGTACGGTTTCACTTTCGCAGCACAATTAACTGATTCTCAAATCGAGGCGGCTGCTAAATACGCTCAAGCTAATGACAAGCTATTCGGCGCTAGCGTAATCAAGACTGAGCATATTGAATGGTCAGCATCTAACGTATTTAAAAAATTGTATGACGCTCAATTAGACCATACTTTAGCAATCTTCGACAAAAACGATTTATACCCAGCATCTTCTGCGTTGGCTCGTTTATTATCTGTAAACTTTGCGGCTAACAACTCAACGCTTACACTTAAGTTTAAACAACAACCAACAATCACAGCAGATGAAATCACTGCGACAGAATTCGCAAAAGCAAAACGCTTAGGGATTAACGTTTACACTTATTTTGATGATGCCGCAATGATTGCTGAGGGTACAGTAATCGGTGGTAAATTCGCTGATGAAATCGTTATCCTTGACTGGTTTAAAGATGCGGTACAAAAAGAAGTATTTGCTCGTTTATACAAATCACCGACTAAAATTCCTTTAACCGACAAAGGTCAAGCAATCTTAATCTCTGCGGTTGAGAAAGTTTGCTTAGAGGGTATCAATAACGGTGCTTTCGCTCCTGGTAAATGGACTGGTGATAGTTTCGGTAATCTGAAAACAGGCGACTACTTGGAGAAAGGTTATTACATCTGGGCGGCTCCAATGGATACGCTTTCAGATAGCGACCGTGAGCAACGTAGAGCAACACCAATTCAGGTGGCTGTGAAGTTAGCTGGTGCAATCCATTCAAGCGATGTGATTGTGAACTACAACCGATAATTAATAGGGCTGGATAATCCAGCCTTTTCTTTTTAAGAGGAAATATAAATGGCAGTTTTCGATCCAAAACAAGTAGTAGTACTTCTTGACGGTAAAGAAATCTCTGATTGGGCTGACGGTTCAGATGTAATCAGTGCAGCAAATCAAGTTGATGCTGGTCAGTTGGTTATCGGTGCGAACGGTACAGGAGTATTCATCGCTAATCCAGATAATTCAGGCAAGCTAACACTTAAAATCAAACAGCATTCTGCGGATAACGCTTACTTATCTAAGCTGTTCAATCAGCAAAAATCAAGCATTAAAACATTCTTACCTATTACTTTATCAATTCGTGACCTAATTAACGATGATGTAGTGACAGCAAGCAAAGGTTATTTTACTACTCCAGCACAATACGTTCGTGGTAACGGTCATAATGCCGAAACTTGGACGATCGTTTTTGAACAAATGACAATGAACTTAGAAAAAGGCGTTGAATAATGGAACAGGTTAAGCAATTCACTATCGAAGATGTGACTTACACAATGACACCAGCTAATGCGATGGCCGCGTGGACTGCGTTAAAAAATGCGATGAAGTTACTTCAATCAGTTGATTTATCCGCTCTAGGCGATAGCAAAAAGCTAGGTGCAGGCATTTTAACGACTGTATTGGCTAATTTAGGCGAACCAAGCGTGAAAGAGTTAGAAAATATCGTATTAACTCACACAGCTTGCGAGCAAGACGGTCAAAAATACCGTTTATCAGAACGTTTTGATAGTCATTTTAATAAACACCGTGGGCATTTAATCACCGTTTTAAAAGAGGGGTTAACCTATCAATTCGCTGATTTTTTTATCGGTGGGGGTGGATTGCTAGCCAATATTCAGGGCAAACTCAAAGCGTAGAAAGCCAATCAGAAAATAGAGTTGATTGGTTTGTTTTTACGCCAATAGTTAAAAAGTTCTGTACATTGCACGAATTAAGATCTGTTTATTCAATAGCAGATCTTCTTTCTTTCCACGAGGTAATAGTGGAATTAAATCAAATGGAGCAAAGCAAAGATGCTATTAGATGAGTTACTGATAAAAATCGGGCTTGATACCGATAGCCAAGCGATGCAGGAGTTTGATCAGTTCCTTGATGATGTTGGCAAAGGTGCAGAGAAAGCTGTAAACGAGCTTGACGGGCTATCTCAAGCGATTGATAACACTGTTGACACCAACAAGGTGAAAGATGGCGCCGATGCGGTAGATAACTTAAAAGGCAATATCAATAATCTTTGGGCGACAAAGTTTGGTGCTGATGGACTTGCTAAAAAATTCGAATCACTTGGCTTGGTCATTAACAAAACTGCGATTGCAGTAGTGGCATTTGGTGCAGCTTTCTACGGTGCAACGGTAGGTGTTAAAAACTTCGTAGATGGAAACCTTGATGCGTTAGACGAGATTAAACAGCTATCTAACGTTACAGGCGAAGCAGCGGATAAAATATATCTGTTAGGCAAGGTCGCAGAAGTAAATGGTTCATCTGCTCAAGCGGCTCAATCATCAATCGAGGGATTATCTCGAACAATCGGTGAGGCTGCAGCTGGAATTGGTCGTGGTGCTAAGACTTTTGAGCAGTACGGATTAAGCGCTAAGAAAGCCAATGGCGAAATAAAATCATCTAGTGAGCTATTCGGTGAAATATCCGAAAAAATGCAACAGATGAGCGACCAAGAGCAAATAGCAATGCTTGCGAAGTTAGGCATTGATGGCTCAATGATTCAAACGCTCCGATTAGGTAACGATGAATTAGCTGAACAGATTGCTCTAGCAGAAGCCTTAACGCTTGGTGTTGGCAATGCAGAAAATGCAGAGAAAGCGGCAGCATTTAAAGATGCTTTAACGCAAGTTTCTCAAGTGTTTATTGCTATCGGTGAATATGTTTCATTGCGTATATCGCCATCAATCCAGCGATTAGCTGAACGCTTTACAAAATGGTTTGCTGAGAATAATAACTTCATCAAGGCGATTTTAAATGGGCTTGGTCGAGTGTTCTCGTTCTTGTTTGAATTGGCTGGTGCGATAGATAACATCATCGAAAGCACGGTAGGTTGGAAAGCTGTGATTATCACGCTTGGCGGCTTGTTACTGTGGTTTAGCCGAAGAATGTTGTTAGCCTTTGCGACAAATCCAATCACCTTAGCGATTGCGGCTATAGCTGGATTAATCCTAATCATTGATGACTTTATTACATGGTTACAGGGTGGTGACGCTGAATTTGCTGATTTTTATCAGTCATGTGCTGACGGGTTGCAGTGGATTGAAGATAAATGGGGCGAGCTTTCAGACTGGATTAAAGAAAAATGGGGCGAGCTTTCAGACTGGATTAAAGAAAAATGGGGCGAGGCTATCGCTTTGGTAACAAGTAAATGGAATGTCTTTACTGCAACGTTCAGCATAGACAATCTTAAAAAAGTATTCGAAAGCGTTAAACAAACCATTATTGATAAGTTTAAGGCTGCGTTTGGTTGGGCTATCGACCTATGGAATAGTATCGTGGCTAAGATTGGCGGTGAGCCGATTAATATCCAAGCTAATGTGTCTGCTCAAGGCGTGCGACAAGCTGGATTAGGCGTGGCAGATTTAGCCTTAAATGCAGGTGTTTACGCAAAAGCCTCCGAGGTTTCTGCTGGTGGTGTAGGCGGCGTTTCTAACTCTGATAACAGTGTTAAGAATAGCAACAATAAAATCACCATTACACAGCATATTCAAGGCGTAGATAATCCTAAGGCTGTAGCTGACCAATCAGCACGAGCAATCAATAACCAACTTTCACCAGTTATAGGATAGTAAAGCATGTTTAATTTTGCTCAAGTATCAAGCAGAAGCATAGGCACGATAACATTTGATGTGGTTACAACGGAAGATCACCAATCAGACCTTTCAATCACAGAAAATCCAATCGAGTCAGGTGCAGCAATAGCCGACCACGCTGTAGTTCAACCGAAACAGGTTACGATTAACGGGATTATGGTTGACCACGACCATGGAACGTTCGGTATTAATTCGCCTTACATTGGCAATATCCGTGGTGTGGTTGATTTTCTAAATAACTTTCCGTTCCCCGTTCCCGTAATAACTCAAACATCTCAAACAATCGCAAGAGCTGGGCGAGTTATCAGTCAAGCGGCAGGCGTTTACAGCCAAGTAAAAAGCGTAGCAAATCAGGTGCGAGCAATTGCACCTTTTTTGCCAGATTTCGGACTTGGCGGCTTGTTAGATAGCGGAGTGGGCGACAGCCGAGTACAAAAATGTTATGCGGATTTAATCGCTTGCCAAAAATCGGGTGAGACAATCGAGATACAGACAGGAATTCATCTATATAAAGATATGATGATTCAGTCTATATCGGTTAATCAATCGCAAGATGGCAGTGCAACATTTACGATAACCGCAAGAGAAATCTTTATCGTGAACACTCAAACCACACAATCTAGCGGAAGCTCAAACGGTAAAGGTGGAAATAAAACATCAACCATCGGCAAAACAAAAAGCGGTCGTGCTGCGGTGCAATCAGCATCGAAAACACAGCAAGGCACAACAAGACCGGCTAACGCAGAGCCAAGAAAAACCTCAGCATTAAAAAACATTCTCTCATAGGTGACTAAGATGCAAAGAATACCAGTTACACAGTCGCCATACCAAGAGCAGACATTTGAGTTTAATGGTCGGAAAATCCGCTTAACACTGAGATTTAATAGTGTAGGCAATTTTTGGGTGATGGATGTTTACGAACCAGTCACCCAAAGACAAATCTGCCAAGGTCAGGCGTTAGCTTGCGGAGTGCCTATTCTGTTACGTTCTGTTCAGCCTTACTTTTTCTATATGGAAGATGAGAGCAGTGCAGATTTGGATGTGATGACAGCAGACGACTTAGGCACTAGATGCTTTCTGTACATCGGGGCTAAATAATGAAACAGTTCGGCAGACAATGGAAATTAGATATTAGCAACGAACAAGAAACGCTAAGTATCACACAATTAAGGGTTGCGTTTGAGATTGATAAAACAATCAACGAAAAACCAAATCCAGCAAAAATCCAAGTTTGGAACTTAAACCGAGACCATATCAACCAATTATTAAGCCAAGATTACAAGAAAGCCGCTCTATCAGTAGGTTATAACGAATTAAGACAGATTTATTCAGGCGATATTACAAAAGTTAGAATTCAGCGAGACGGATTAGACTTTGTTTTAACGCTTGAATGTTCTGATGGTCATGTAGCCTATACGCAGTCAAGAGCTAAGACAACGCTTAAAGCTGGTGCAACCGATAAGCAAATAGTCGAAGAAATACAAAAGACAATGCCAAAGGTGCAAGCTGGAGCGATGGATATACCTAACCAGCGTAAATTGCCACGAGGTAGAGTGTTAAATGGCAATAGTCGAGATATTTTAACCAAAGTGGCAAGAAATAACGGTGCAGATTGGTCAATTCAGGACGGTTCTTTAATCTTTCTACCAAAAGACAAGGTGTTAAACGATGAGGCTGTCCTAATCTCGCAAGAAACAGGAATGATTAATGCACCAGAGCAAACCGATGACGGATTAGAAATAACCTGTCTATTAAATCCAGCCTTACAAATTGGCGGATTGGTGAAAGTTGAGTCAATCATCGAATATTTTAACGGTGAGTACAAAGTAATAAAACTTGCTCACTCAGGCGATGGATTAGGTGGCGACTGGCAAAGCAAAATGACGGTGGTCGGTGGTAAATTCCAAAAGGTCGAAAGCGAGAATAGTAATTCAAAATCTGATACGAAAGGCAAGGATAAGAAAAAATGAACTATCAACAATCACTAGCCACGCCAGAAACCGCAACAGACCAACAAATCCAACAAAATCAGTTAAATCTACACACCGCATTGCCTGCTAAGGTTGTGAGCTTTGATTCAAGCAAACAAACGGTAACGCTTGCGGTTCAAGTAAAAATGCAACTGGCAGACGGTAACGGTGCGGATATTCCTCCATTGGTTGATGTTCCAGTTAGTTTCCCTAGAGGTGGCGGATTTGCTGTTACCTTTCCACTAAAAGCAGGTGATGAGGGAATTGCGATATTCTCTGAACGTTGCATAGATGGTTGGTGGCAAAATGGTAACGCCTCAACACCTTTAGACTTTAGGCTACACGATTTATCTGATGCAATGTTTATTCCTGGTGTTTGCTCTGTTCCTAAAGCTATCAAAGGCTTTTTCAATGATGGGCTTTCAATGCAGACATTGGACGGTGGAACGTACATTCGCATAAAGAATGGCACAATCCAAATCAAGGGAAACATTGAGCATCAAGGCGATGTAAATCATAAAGGGAACACTACACAAACAGGCTCACATAGTTCTACTGGTTTAATCTCAAGTAAAACAGATGTTTCTGCTGGTGGAATTTCAGGCAAAACACACAAACACGCTGGTGATAGTGGCGGTAAAACAGGAGCTCCAGAATGACGGTAAAAGTTAGACGACTGGATAAGAATCATGACTGGACTTTCGGGCAAGGTTTCGCAAATTACGCTATTGAGTCAGAGGCGATTGCTCAAAACGTTCAAACTAGACTTTGGTCATTTACGAATGACTGGTTTTTAGATTTAGAACACGGTTTGCCATGGTTAGAGCAGATGGGGCGAAATGTGGATTTAGGTGATTGGGAAATTAGGATTAAAAAGCACGTTCTACAAACTTACGGAGTTTCTAAGATTACCAGTTATGAGTCAAATTTAGATCCAAATACACGCAAATTAGTAATTGATATTACATACCAAGACATTTACGGTGCGGAAAACTCCGCTAGTTATCGTTCATAAGGGGAATTATGGCAACACTAACAGAAGCAGGAATCCAAATTGAACGCCTAGGCGACATTGTTAAGCGTTTTGAGGATAGCTTTAAACAAATCTACGGTCAGAATATCGACCTATCGCCAAATACGCCAGACGGTCAAATGGTGGGGATTTTGGCTCAAATCAAGATGGATATCGAGGAACTTGCTGAGAACGTTTACCGTCAATTAGATCCCGATGTCGCTACTGGAGCATGGTTAGAGCAGAGAGTGGCTTACGCTGGATTAATGCGAAGAGGGGCAAGTCACAGCTATTTACGCTCAGTCATTCTTACCGGTGAGCCAAATACTCAACTCTATGCAGGAATTGTAGTATCAGACCAAAATAAGGTTCGATGGGTACTAACATCAGACATTCAGCTAGATAGTAACGGGTCAGGGCGAGCGGATTTCAGAAGTGAGCAGCTTGGGAGTTTTAACCTTGCCAAAAATACAACGCTAACTATTGAAACTGTAACACTTGGTTTGACAAATGCAGTTACTTTTGAAAATGCAGAGGTTGGCGAAGAAGAAGAAACCGACACGCAATTACGTGAACGTTTTTTATTTAGTCGAACAAAGAACGCACAGAATTCAGCAGAAGCAATCACTGCGAAAATAGCAGCATTGCCAGATGTAAAACAGGTTCGAGTGCTTGAGAATAATACCGCTCAACGTGATGCGTTTGGCGTAGATCCGCATTCAATTGATGTCATCGTTTATGGTGGCAATGATGAAGAAATCGCTAATGTCATCTATCAAAATAAAGGTGCTGGCGTTGGGTTGCAGGGTAACACTCTAACAAACCTTAAGAAAGATGGCGAAACGAGACCAATTAGATTTGACAAAGTCTCATTGGTTGACATTCAAGTATCAATGCGATGCGTGCGTTATGAAGATTTTACAGAGATTGACAAAGATCAGATTAAGAAACTCTTAGCTAATCAAGTTTTCAAGATTGGTCAAACCGTTTCTTTATCTCGTCTATATTCACCAATCAACCAAGTAGGTGGTTTCTGGGTTAAAGAATTGAAAATCGCACGGAAAGGTCAGCAGTTAAAAGCCGAGAACGTAACATTGCAGCCGAGAGACTTGGCGAGAATAATGGAAAGCGACATCGTAATCGAGGTGGAATAATGGCTTATTCAGATTTGCTTATATGGCAGTATCAGGGCAAGCCTAAAGCTCTAGCCACAATCAAAATGATTGAAGATGAATTTGCTCAAAGTTTTATTGATTTATATCAAATTCAAAACACCTTAAGCATTGAAACAGCAACTGGCGACCAGTTGGATTTGGTTGGTAAACACGTTGGACAATCAAGAATTGTTAATGGCTATACTTTGAGACAGTTTTTCGGATTTAAAAATGCGAAAAATGCACTTGGATTTAGTAAAGGGCTTAATGGCGGTGGGCAATGGTATAGGTTGAGAGACCCGTTAGCTGATTCTGTTAGATTATCTGACGAGGATTACCGATTCTTAATAAAGTGCAGAATCATTAAAAATTATCAAGTCGGCACGATCCCAAACATTATTGAGGCGTGCCGATTTGTTTTTGGTGACGGATGCACGGTAAAAGACAATTTAAATATGACGGTTACTGTTTCGGTTGTTGGTAGATATTTAACTCAATTCACAAGATATGCGGTGGATAATCTTGACATTCTACCAAGACAAGCAGGCACTAAAATTATTTTTGAAATCAAATAGAGGATTATATGGCGATATATAACAAACCTGACGAAAGCGTATTCGCTTCAAGTGCTAAGCAGGGTGAAGTGAGCAACTTCCCTGATATTGGCAGAGGGTGGGGTGTTTCATTCGATCAGACTGGCGGTATTCCTCCAATGGAATGGTTTAACTTCCTCTTTAAAAGAAATGATGAGAAGTTTGGTTATCTGTTCCAGCGTGGATTATCTGAATGGTCGGCAACTCAATCCTATCCAGAGGGTGCTTTAGTTCAGTACAAAAACTTAACCTATAAAGCGAAAAGAGCTAATACAAATAAGAAACCTGATGAAGCTCAATCTAGCGACTGGCAACGCTGGGGGTTTACTCAATCGGAGCTTGGTGTCGCAACGCTAACAGGGAGTGGTGTTACTCAACTCTTAACCTCTATAAACAGTGATGATGAGACAAAATCCGCAACGCCTAAATCTGTAAAGATGGCTTACGATAAAGGTGTAGAGGCAAAAACTGCAGCAGATAATGCCCAACGTAGTGCAGATGATGGCATAAATAGAGCTAATAATGCCCAACGTAGTGCAGATGATGGCATAAATAGAGCTAATAATGCCCAACGTAGTGCAGATGCGGCAAATAATAATGCAAACGGTCGAATATCTAAATGGGGCGATACGATGACAGGAGTGCTTACTGCGTTAGGTTTTATCGCTAACAGCCCGACTGCATCCGTCATGTTTAGATCTCAAACTGCACTCTCCGCTTTTTTGGATTTTGCTCAGAAAAATACTCAACATGCTCTAACTACTCTTGAGTCAATCGCATTTGCAGATAATGCCGCTGAATTTAGGATGCATTTAACACCTCGAGGGGATAACAATGATACAGATAGACGACAGCATACTTTTACTTTTCAGCCAGGTGGCAACATCTGGTCCAGTAAGTTTGGTTGGTTTGACCGGTATTTTGGTAAAAAGCCAACATTTACTTACTATCAAAATCATTACTTAGGGGCAAGTGTTTACAAAATCCCATTTAGCGATACGCAATGTTTAAAAATAACATTGATGTTAGCAAACCATGCGTGGAGCGACGAATTGATTCTGCCTGAAATTTATAATGGACAATTTTTGGTTAACGCTATTGATGCTGGAGGTGGTACGGATGCACTAGGCGCGCTTGTGGTGAGTAACAACCGCATTAAATTAATAGGCGATGCAGGTACACGTGCGGCAATATTTGTATTTGGAGAAGGACCACTATGATTTATTTTGATTTAAAAACCAAAAGCTTTAGCGAGCTATCAAACGATAATACCTATCCGATAGATTTACAAGATGACATTAATGCAATATCTGCGAGCATTACTGGCGGCGGCGCAGTATGGATTGAGAATGGAAAAATAAAATGCTCAGGCAAGGCACCTAGTCCATTCCATGTTTTTAATATGGTGACTAAATCCTTTGAGCTATCAAAGGAAAAACAAACCGCACTTTTTGCACAACAAAAAGAAGGCTTACTCAATAAATTAGCGGACAAAGCTGATCAACTTAAAAATGGATTACTGGTGGGCTATCCACAAACGGAAATTGAAAGTTTTTACCGTCAAGAAAAAGAGGCTCTCGCATGGCAAGCCGACCACAACACACCCACACCGATGCTTTCACAAATTGCGCGTGTACGTGGTGTTCCACTGGATATACTAATTAGCAAAGTGATTGAAAAATCCGCTCAGTTTGCTGTGGCGATTGGCATCATTATTGGGCAAAGACAGGCTTTCGAAGATCGCTTGTTGGCCACGAAAACGCTAGAAGAACTTACCGCACTTGAAAAGGAAATCGAAGAATGGAAATTCCAAGTAAATTAAGGATATACGCTTATCATAATCTGATTGCTCTAGATCAATGGCTCAACGCATTAACTGGTGGAGCCGCAGATGAAACGTTATCAAGTCGCACCTATCGAGGTGCGATTTTAGTTTCTAACCCAAGAAAACGTTGGACAGTGCTTTATCGCTTTATTAATTGCTTATTCAGAGATAAAGAACACTGCAAAACAGCGTATGAGAGCGAATTAAAAGGCAGACAGCACGATAAACGATTTAGTCAAATGCGTAAGGGAGGGTAAATGTCACAAACTGACATTGTTCTTTATCGTGGCGATGATGAAGAGCGAAAAGTGCGGATTTATGAGAAGCAACAAAATGACGAGCTTAAACCATACGACCTGACCAATATTAAGCGGTTAGATTTGTGGGCGAAAGTCAGAAGTCACACTGTAATTTCTCTATCTAGCACAGATGAAACTATTAAAGTTGTAGATGCTGAGAATGGCGTTATTTTGCTTAAATTTCACCACGATTTAACTAAATACGCTATCTGGTCAGAGGCGAACTACGACTTGCAAACAATATCAAATACGGGGGCGGTAAAAACGGTGATTAGAAACGCACTTTTTAAACTAGAGGGCGATGTCACACCGCAACCGAATGAAGATGACATGTAAAGATGAATTAGTAGCAATTATTGAACCGCCTCAAGATATTGAGGTGGTAATTGAAAAGGTCGAGATTGTCAAATTAGATGACGAAAAATGCGACCAGAAAATCCCGACACTCGAAGAATTAAAAACTTTTTATAATATAGGAGCTTTATAGAATGGCAGCACAAGAATTTCACCAAACACTCACAGCGTTTGCCGAATTCGTAGGTGAGAAAGATAAGGAAATCACTAAACTTATCGGCAACCTAACAACTTTAAGCACGACAGAAAAAACAAATCTTGTTGGTGCAATCAATGAATTATTTCAGTCCATAAGAAGCCTATCTGGCAGTGCAGCAGGTATCAATGACAGTGCAACTGGTGATAGCTCTACCTTATCTGCGAAGAAAATCCTTGAGCTTGTAAATCAAGCGAAAACCGATGCTAAAAGCGAAATTTTGGGCGGTAACGTAGCATCCGAGTTAGATACCATTAAAGAATTAGCTGATGCGTTAAGCGGTATGAAAACAGGTGAAGATGGCTTGAATAAGCTTATTCAAAAAATCTCACAAGCTAATGAAGCATTAACCACTCTTAATCAGAAATTCACTGCTCTTGATAGCGTGAATTTAAAAGAAGCTTACACACGAGGTTACAATAAATAATGACATTTCAAGCGAATATATCAGAATTCGCTGAATTCATGGGAACTGAAATTAAGCGAATTGAAAAGAAAATTCCAACAAGCAGCGGTGGCCAATCCAGTGATTCAATGATAATCACTGGGAATGGACGACCTGATAAGCCTAATACTACTGACGGAAAGATTACAGGTAGGGAGCAAAACGGAACTTTTTATAATTCATCAAATGGCGCTGGTGTCGGTGCGTATCTGTGGCAGAAGCAGAATAATAAATGGGTTGTTATTTCTGGTGACACTGGCTCTAGAGGAATGGCAAGCGCCTCTGTAAATGTTAAAGAGGGCACTGTATATCTAAGACGAGTAAATGATATAGTCGAATGTTCTTTCACTAATGGCCGATGGGGTACTATATCGTTTTATGGGAGTAGTAACCCTAAATTCACAAGGAAGAACCACGCTAAGCGAATGGATATTTTACCTCGTCAAAAAATACCGTATGGATTTCAAACTAATGTGCCCATCATGTTGCCTTTTTATAGTGATGATGGTGTTAATATCGCTTCTGTATATGTGGCTAATAAAGGCGATAGTAACTATATAGAACTACGCTTTAACGGCAACGTGTCAACAGCAGACCTTGATTATATGCGTATGCCTGTTATCACTTGGATAACAAGCGACCCATTCCCAGAGGTATTGCCTTAATCTAGAAGTTCAGCAACTTCTTCCATGTTCGGGGCGTAATAGACATTCTGTAAAATCCTTATGTCTTTATGCCCCGATATTTTAGCAAGCGTCATCACATCGACTTTTTTAGCCAGTCTCGTTAATGCCTCTCGTCTCGTATCGTGAAAACGTAAATGCTCACACATTGCCATTTTCTTAATTTTTCTAAAAGCGGCATCAAGCGAACGAGTATCTAATTGAAAGCACAAACCAGTGTTTCCAATCTCTTTTTTCAATCTCTCTAAAATAGCCACAGCGTTTCTTGTTAAAGGAACAGTGCGAGAAGTGCCATTTTTAGTCATCGGCAAATAAGCAGTTCTTTTCTCTAGATTAACATTATCCCAAGTCAAGCCACAAATCTCACCGGCTCGCATTGCAGTTTCAATAGCAAATAACATAGCAGCACCACTTCTTGCTCTAATTGTTTTGAGCGTATCGTTATAACCGCTAACGTAGAGTATTCTTTCTATCTCTTCATCTGAGTATCTTTGCGTTCTTGGCTCACTTCCTTTTGGCAAGACTAAGCCTATCATTGGATTTTTTTCGATATAATTCCAACGTTCGACTGCCACATTAAAAATATTTCTAATGGTGGACAGTTCTCGTCTAATACTTTCACCGCTAACTTCTTTTTCCCTTTCGGAAATCCATAACTCAAAATCCTTTCTTGTAACATCACCGATAAACTTATTACAAATCGGGTGTCTAGCGAATTTATTCAATCTCAAAGTTTCGTGGCGTATTCCTCGCTTAGTTGGCGTAATTTCTTTCAAATAACGCTCTACAACGTCCGATAATACGGTTTCAGGCTGTAATCCTTGTTCTTGTAGCTCTAATTTCTTTTCCTCTTCTAAAGCCCATTGAGTGGCCTCTGCTTTCGTTTTGCAAGTTTTAGACTTTCTTTGTCCGTTTTTATAAATCTCTACTCGCCATTTATCACCACGTTTCCGCATTGTAGCCATAATTTACCTCACACTTTTAAATTGGCGTAATTAGACCAAATAAGGCGTAATTTTGGCGTAATTAACAGCAAGAAATATATAAAAATAACTAAAAGTTGGCAATATTTGAGGCTTGAAATTTTAGCGATTAGTTCAGTTAATGATTGGTAAGTGATTGATTTTTGAAGTGAATTTTAGGAAAGAAAAAAGCCAGTAGAAATTTACTGGCTTTGATAGGTGGTGCGACTAGCTGGACTCGAACCAGTGACCCCCACCATGTCAAGGTGGTGCTCTAACCAACTGAGCTATAGTCGCGTAAAAGATGTGGCAGATGATAAACAGTTTTAATGATGAAAACAAGAGGATTTGTTTTAAGTTAAATTTAGCTGCTAAAAAAATAACCAAAATTTGTTGCAAAAACTCTCAGTGCTTGTTTTGATTTTGCAGTGGTTTAAGCGTATAATGCGCGACGGTTTTTATCTCGGATGAGCCGAAATTAAAAAAGCTTTTTTAAATTGTAACTATTTGTGGAGTTTAGATAATGTCTAGAAAATTAAGAAGAACGAAGATTGTATGTACAATGGGTCCAGCTACAGACCGCGATAACAATCTTGAAAAAATTATCGCAGCAGGCGCTAATGTTGTACGTATGAACTTTTCTCACGGTACACCA